TTTTCTGGTGGGGGGGGTGGGGGCCCCTTGGGGGGCCCCCCATCCTCCCCCCCCTACTATGTATAACCTTTGTCCCACACGCATTGTGGGACAAAAGAAGTAACAATTAGGAGGTTACAAAATGCCACAAAACGGTGGAGGCAAAGGATGGAAAACCGACCCTGATACAGGCGAACAAATTATGCCAGACAAATGGAAGGCATACTTAGACTGGCTGTTGTCGGAGAATCGTGAACCGTCTACGACTCGTGATTGGGCTGTTGCTAATGACGTGAATGAGCGTACTGTTCGGAGGTGGAAGGCTGACTCTAGGTTTATTCGTGAATGGGACCGTAGGGCGGCTGAGTTAAATGTCCACCCTGAGAGGACTCAGGGCGTTGTTGATGCTTTGCATAGAGCCGCTATTGATGGTGATGTAAAGGCGGCTTCTTTGTACTTGCAGTACATTGAGAAGTTTACTCCTAAGCGTAGGTTGGTGTTGGATGATGAGCGCGAAGTGTCTGGTTTGTCTGATGTTGAGCTACATGCTGAGTTGGAATCTTTGATGAGGGGGCTAGATGTCTGATTTTATGATTGATGATTGGGATTTAGTGGATAAAGATGAAGATGAAGTGTTGGAATGTGGGTTGGAAAACCCTGAAATATGTGAAAGTTGTCAATAATGGCTAAATCTAAATCAAGAGTTAATGAGTCTGGTAATTACACGCAACCTGCTATGCGTAGGCGTTTGTTTAACAAGATAAAAGCTGGCAGTAAGGGTGGTGCGGCTGGTCAGTGGTCTGCTCGTAAGGCGCAGATGCTTGCTAGCGAGTATAAGGCTAAAGGCGGAGGATATAAGAATTAATGGCTGGTAAGGCTAAACCTCAGCAAAGTCTTGATAAGTGGACTAAGCAGAAATGGCGTACTTCTGATGGGAAGAAGGCTATGCGTGCTGGTGGTACTGTTAGGTATTTGCCTGATTCTGCTTGGAAGAATTTGAGTCCTGCTCAGAAAGCCGCTACTAACCGTAAGAAGAAGCAAGGTTCTAAAAGTGGTAAACAGTATGTGTCTAATACAAAAGCGGCTAAGAAAGCCTCTAAGAATGCTAGGAGTTAATTATGTCTAAACGTGACCCTCGTTTGAAAAGATTAGGTTTGGAGGGATACAATAAGCCTAAGCGTACCCCGAATCATCCTACGAAGTCACATGTTGTGTTGGCTAAGGGTGATGGTTGTTCTGGTGGTAAGGTTATACGTTTTGGTCAGCAGGGCGTTAGGGGTGCTGGTAAGAACCCTAAGTCTAAGAAGGAGATAGCTAGGCGTAAGTCTTTTAAGGCTAGGCATCGGAGTAATATTCAGAAGGGTGTTTGTTCTGCGGCGTATTGGGCTGACAAGGTTAAGTGGTAATGGCTTCGCCTAGGTCTGCTAATCCTAAGAAGTCTGCGCGTAATTATGCTAAGAGTCCTGAAAGTTACAGGAATAAACTTGAGTATGATAAAAAAAATAACGCTAAGCCTAAGAATAAGGCTAAGCGTAGGGAGTTGGGGAGAGCTAATTACAAAGCTAAAAAACTGGGGATAGCTATGACTGGTAGAGATATGTCTCATACTAAGTCTGGCAAGATAGTTCCTGAAGATTCTTATACGAATCGGGCTAGGAACGGTCATGGTAAGAATGGAAGATTAAAATAGTTTATGGGGGGATTTTTTGTTAGACGATCTAACAGAAGACTTGGAAGAATTTGCGGAGGCTACTACTAAGGTAAGTCGTTCGTTAACGAAGATAGGGAAAAATATAGTTGGTTTGGCGACTGCTATTTTTTCGCTTTTTATGTTTGCGCCTGATTGCTCAGGCGACAGTAATAATGTGATTGATGATTCGTGCGATATGTTTTGGCAATCTATTGAAGATGTGGATTTGGATAAATTGACTGAGTTGCAGTGGGGTTTTTATGAGCGTCAGTACAGTGGGTTGGATTGCTAGCGTATGGGCGGTCCGTTGAACCACATTACTGCGCTTTTTCGGACACCTTTGGTGACTGGGGTTATTCTGTGAGTTACAAAGCTAGGGAACACTACAGCAGAGCCATACGGTGGGTTTGGAAATTCATGTTTGGCTCCATTGAAAAGAAGCTCTAATGTTCCACCTTCGTAATCTTCTGGGGAACTTAAATTTACCGTCACAGAAAGTTTACGAACTAACCCTGCAAGCAAGGGGTTTGTTGTCTTGTTTAGTGGCATTACTGTTAGTGCAGTTGGAATTAAATGTTTGGCGGCGTATCTGTCAATGTTTCCATCTATGTGCCATTCGTATTCGCCGTCTTTTGTGTAAGTTGTATATTGCACTTGTTCGGGTCGTACAAGGTCAAATACCCATCCTGCTGACACGTTTGCTTCGTAAACTATTTCTTCAAGTAAATGTGTTACAGTGGGGTTATCTAACCAAGTTACTTCGGATTTGCGGTTTGCGTTTTCTCCGTAGTGAATACCAGTCATAACATGAACTCTTTTTTGTATCTCCCCTTCTTCAACGATAAAGTCAGTTTCTTCTTGCATAATGGCTTCTGGCATGTACCAGTAAAGGTTTTGTAACATGTCGTACACCTTATCAGAGTTAAAGCAAGAAGCCGAGTGGCGTAAGTGTTGTAAAGATGAAAAGTATTTTTTAGAACGATATTGGCATATAGCGCACCCTGCACATGGTCGTATTCTGTTTGATTTACGTTTAGCTCAAGCTGAAGCATTACAGCATTGGGAAGATCACAGGTATTCGTTAACGTTGAAAGCTCGGCAGATTGGGTGGTCTACGCTTGTAGCCGCTCATCAATTCTGGTTAGCGTTTTTTCATTCAGATCAGAACATTATTGATTTGTCTAGAACTGAACGTGAAGCTGTTTTGTTATTGAAAAAAACAAAATATGGTTTTCGTCATTTGCCTGAATGGATGGTAGAGCGGGGACCTAAGTCTTTAGTAGAACATCAACAAAGAATGGGGTTTGATAATGGGTCACTTATTACTTCAATGCCATCGGCTTCTGACCCAGCTCGTGGCGAATCAGCATCACTTATTGTCGTGGATGAATGGGCGTTTCTCCCTAATCCTGAAGAAGCTTGGGCTTCCATTGAGCCTGTTGCCGATATTGGTGGTCGTATTATTGGTCTTTCCACTGCGAATGGTAGTGGGAATTTCTATCATCAGCTTTGGGTTGGTGCTACGACTGGCGCAAATAAGTTTGCGCCTATGTTTTTTCCTTGGTCGGCAACTGAAGATAGGGGAGATGCTTGGTATCAGGAGAAGATAGAAAGCATGTTGCCGTGGCAACTAGCTCAGGAATATCCTACGACTCCTGAGGAAGCGTTTGTTAAGTCAGGTAATCCTGTTTTTGATTTAGATATTCTTCAGGAAATGGACCGTCATACAACTCGTGGCACTATGGGTTACATGTGGAGGAATCATAATCATGTGGAGTTTCGGGTATGAGTTTGGAAGTTTGGAATTATCCAGAGTTAAATTCTGCGTATGTTATGGGAGTAGATACTGCTGAGGGTTTAGGACATGGTGATTATTCATGTATTCAGATTTTGTGTGTGGGTACTGGTGAGCAAGTAGCTATATGGCATGGGCATATAGCCCCTGATTTACTTGCTGAGGAAGTTCATTCTGTTGGTTTGTGGTATAACAACGCTTTGTGTTGCGTTGAGTCTAATAATCATGGTTTGACTACGATTACTGAGTTGCGGCATTTGGGTTATCCTAACTTATTTAGGCGTAGACAGCTTAACAGTGTAACTAACAGGGTTGGGCAAGAGTATGGTTGGAAGACTACGCGAACGTCTAAGCCTTTAATGATTGATGATTTGAGTTCTGCGTTGCGTAATAGTGAGTTACGTATTCAAGACAGTCATACTGTTGCAGAATTACGGACGTTTACGAGAAATTCTAGGGGTTCTATGTCTGGTTCTCCTTATGATGACCGTGTTATGGCGCTTGCTTTGGCTAATCAGATGAGAAAATACGCGTATGAGCCTGAATATGCGCCAAAAGTAGACGATTATTGGACTATTGACTGGTTTGCGAGGCTTGCAGTTGATGAACCTGCTGAAAATCCGTTTCAAATAGGTGTTCACAACCTTCGTGGGACACTGTAAGTTGTTTATAGAGCATATGTATACATGGAAGGTGCTTAATGGCAAGAAAATTTGTATCGCACACGAGTGCGTCAGAGACAATAGACGGTGCAAAGGGTCAAAATAACCGCATGGAACGTGGTTCCAGTGTTGTTGCTAACCCTATTTGGGAACCACATGGTCCTCAAAGCCCTACACAAAGAATGGAAAGCCCTAAATACGCTAGTCAAACTAGTGATGAAGGCGCTATTGCAGTTAGATCAACTCCTGAAAACCAACACGGTATGACAGGGAGTATTGAGCCTGCACATCATCAGCCTAATTACTCAGGTAGTGACGCTTAGTAATGGCGATCTTGCCCAAAGGGGCAAGCTACGATGAATTTGTAGAATACGTTACTAATCTGCGTGGCGAAGTCCCTGAAGAAGAACTGAAGGAACTCTATCAACGCCGTTTGAAGTTACACGGCATTACTTTTGATATGAAACGTGGCTGGAAAGCAGTTGCATTAGCTGATGACGAACAAGATTTAACTGATCGTCAAAGAGAGCAGAAAATAGTAGCAGAGGCTAAAGCTCAGGGTAGAAACATAGCAAGGGTTTAGTATGGCTAAAAAAACACGTTCTCAAATGCTTGAAGATGCACAGCACAGGGTTGACATGTGCAAACAATGGCGTGATTCAGAAGGTTTAGACAGGACATGGCATAGATTAAACGACTTATACCGAGGTAAACACTTTGCTTCGCATTTAATGTCTAAACAAGATTTGATTTCTGTCAATTTAGCGTTTTCTACTGTAAACGTTATAGCTCCTTCTGTTGCAGTTAATTACCCTAAGATTGTTGTTCAAGCTAATAAGCCAGAGGACAAGAATAGGGCTGTTTTTGTAGAAGCTGTTGTTAATCATTTGTGGAAACACCATGATTTTAGAACGCCGTTTAGAAGGGCTGTTAAAGACTTTTTAATTTTTGGTCATGGTTGGGTTAAAGTTGGTTGGCGTTTTTTGGAGCAAGAACAAACTATAACTGACAATGAACGAGATGCTTTGATTACTTCTGCGTTAATGGACACAAATCAGTTTGCTCAGGAAAGACCTGATTTGGCTATGGATTTACCTACAGATCAAGAAATAGTAGCTAATGTCCCTGAAACGGTTATGCGTGTTGTAGAAGACCAACCGTTTGTTGAACGTATTAGTCCTTTTGATGTGTTTGTAGACCCAGAAGCTACATGTATGGAAGACGCTAAATGGATAGCTCAAAGAATAGTACGTCCTTTAGATATGGCTAAAGAAGATAAGCGATACAAGCCTTCAGCTAGGAAACGTTTGTCTTCTTCAAACATAGAAAGCGGTGTTTACTATCACAATAGGGATGACAAAAGCGAATATGTTGAAGAACGCGTAGTTATTTGGGAATACTACGATATGGAAGGCAACACTCTTTCCGTTTATGCAGAGAATGGCAACGAGTATCTAATAGACCCAATTCCTATGCCTTACGCGTATGGGCAACCTTTTGTAATGCTTAGGAACTACGATGTTCCCGATCATTTCTACCCAATGGGAGATCTAGAAGCTTTAGAGCCTTTGCAATTAGAGTTGGATAAAACTCGTAGCCAGTTGATGAATGACAGGAAACGTTATGCTCGCAAGTACTTGTATCACGAGCGTTCTTTTGGTCCTGAAGGAAGAGAAGCCCTTGAATCTGAAGATGATGGTCGCCTTGTTCCTGTAGTGGACGAGAATAAACCTCTTTCTGAAATAGTTATGCCTATGCCTCAGATTCCAGTGTCTCCTGAAATATATAACTATTCAAACATTATAGAAAATGACATTAACACTGTTTCTGGCATATCTGAGTATGCTCGTGGGGCTATGCCTGAAATACGGCGTACAGCTACAGAAGCGTCTATTGTTGCGGATGCACAGAATGCTAGGTCTGCTGATAAATTAGCGATTGTTGAGATTTCTATTTCGCATGTGGCTCGTAGAATTATTCAGTTGATGCAACAGTTTATGACTGGTGACCAAATGGCTCGTGTTGCTATGAAGGGTGGCGATAGTGCGTTTATACCGTATTCTCGCGAAGAAATTGTAGGAGAGTATGACTTTAGTGTGCAAGCTGGGTCTACACAGCCTATGAATGAAACTATTAGAAAACA